CTCCGGGTTGCCAAGCTTTAAGGCGTACACCTCCGCGGGACATGGCAAAACACGCCCCGATTGCGCTGTAATAGTCAACGGTGTAAAAGTCATTCAAGGAATTTCCCGCCGGATGAAAATTCGGCAAGAAAATCGAGAATGGGTCTGGAGTTATCTCCTGAGGCGTTGCATTTGTGCTAACGTGCATAAATAAAACAGCACGTTTTAGCAAATGCCTCAGAGATAAAATTGCCTCTCCAACACAGAATCTGTGGGGGGAGAGATCCCCGTTTCCCATGCGACACCCTCCAAACCCGCCAGGCATCATGGTCATGTCTGCAGGTTCGTCCTTTGAGAGTTCGTTAACACCTAGACCCTGGGAAATCATAGGTCTAGGATAATGGTCAGCCATAAACGCATCAAAATCTGCTTGCGTCAGGCTTGGGCTCGGTCCTTGTGCAGTGAGGATGGCACTACAAGGAATACCATTCGGGTATGGTCTCGGAATAGCAAATTCCATGTCATCTCCACCCGACACCTCCACCACAAGTGTGATTGTACTAGACACTGTGGGTGGACATCGCAAAGTGCTCAACATAAAGAAATTCAAATAACCAATAGACCCTGAATAATCAGTCCATGGTAGAGTTGAAACATAAGGAACACATATGTTGAACTCATTTGAATCAGCTATGTCAAACACCTCTCTATACAATGACGTCGTTTGATCAATAGTGGTGGGAGCATACGATTGTTTTCCAGGGCTAAAAGCTACCAGAATTCTTCCAGTGTGAAATTCTGTTTTCACAATCCTGAATTTTAAACAAATCGAGCCCCTCCACATTTGAAACATATTGACAACATAACTCAATGGGGTATTAATCCAGAATGATGCTGTCTTCGACGTAGGTGTGGTGATGGTAACGTCAGAGTTCTGACACAAAGCAATAGGTGCTATATTTATCTGAGCAAACCTCGATCCGGATGCTAAACTAGTATCCATATTGATTCGAGTAAAGTAAGCTCCTCGTTGCACCATTCGCTTTATGGAAAGCTCATCGTCATCTGTCCCTCCAAATCCAGGCAAAACTTCCACTTCATTATCTGCAAAAGCGGCAAGTTTGGCTGAGTTGTCAACCCCATTCACGTTAGCGCTATAAGCTAACCGTTGCGGCATCATCTTTGCAACGGGGCTTGACTGACTAGGGTTACTCCAGCCTGCTGCTGCAGCCGCGTTACTAAGTATAGCAGTAAGCCAACTAGTAGGGCTTGCAACAGCTGAGAGAGCCGGGATTGAAGAAAGGACATTGGAGACACCTGAGATCTTGCTAAACATTGAGGACACTGGTCCGAGACCGACGGAGGTGAGCTCTCTATCACTGACAGAGCTTCCACCCGTGGTCGTTTTGCCCGCTTTGGTCCGCCGAACAGGCCGCCCCGACTGTGAAATCATCACGCCGGGGAATTCCAAATCAACATCTTCAAGATGGGCCCACACATTAACAGTCACTGACGTGTCACCACTCACAGTTACGAGAGGGGAATAAACACTGATACTAAACTGCCCTAAATCATCCAAATTGTTAAAACCAATATTTGGAATCTCCAAATATGGCTTAACAAATACATAGGGCACAGCTAAAGAAACTTCTGTATCAGTAGACACATCAAAAGTAGTGTGCGGAAGTTGAGTTCGCATAATCAAATTAGAGCTCGTAATTGCCGCTCTAGTAGCACTCAACTGCGAGTACATTGGACAATAAGAAATTATGAGGAGTCCCTGCATAAATCTCGTGGCATTGACCTGAATAGTCAAAACCATTGTACCCTTATACCCAAAGAAACCAGCTACCTTCGTTCGTACGTTTGGCTTGTTAAACATAACCGAGGGGTTACCGTACGTTGTGATAGTTGCATTAGAAATATCACTAACGCTCCAGGGTAGGCTTCCAATCAATATTGGTCTAGCCAAGAAATTCCTAATCTCGTGGGTCTTTGCCTCTCGCAAAGTCGCCTCATCGAGAGAAGGAGTTGGCAACAAAGGGTTGCTCAACTGAACATTATCACTCGGTTTGTCATTAAAGAAAGTAACAGTTTCCTGTCGTTCTTGGATGGCCTCTTCATTTTTGGTATCGTTACTCATATTGGGGTGCCAGCCTTATTGCGGACTTAACCACTCAGGCCGTAAAATTATTTCTTAAAAATGGGAAAATAATTGACTAGGGTAATAAATTGTACTTGATCATGTTTTCATACCAGCTGCAAAATAACTTCTCCAGCTTAGCTGGGTTCATACTTGACCCAGCCGCTTCCGTCCATACAAATGGAGCTGATATTAAAATACAGAGGATCTTTCCTCCCTAAGATTAGCGTTCGTCAGGCGCTGAAATGGCAAATAGTAGTGGGAGTTGCCGATCTCCACACACCCATTCTTTCATGGTGTCACCAGTTTTAAGGAATGGCAAACCCTCGCTGCCACGAAGTTAATAAATAACTTCGTGGGTCATGGCGAAATCAATACATGCCTTGTAAGTAGAGCGTTCTGGCATCCAGTTTAACCTCTGCTTACAGGCTTCCACGATCTTCTGAGACCACTCATCGAACAACTTCTCTCCATGAAGAGAAAGCTCAATTAAGGCCTCATTAGCATTAGACCGTGTGATAGCGTCGCTGCCGGGACCACTTTTGGTCCAATACGGCATTTCCGTTATAGTTTTGAGAGAAAGTGGCGCTACCCATTCTCCCACACCTCGATCATAACGGAAGCCCCTCTTAAGAAAACTCAAATCTTCGAATTTCCTAAAAGCCGTCCTTGGGGTCTTCTTATCTGAATCAGTGTATGTCTGACCCAAATCAGACATAGCCTGAGCCACGGTTATCTGATTAAAGAAACCACTGGCCCTGTCACTGACACTTGTGACGGCGTCATCCCCATAAGTCATATGTACCACGTCGTCGTAGAAATACGGTAACCCCACAATCTTCAAGGGGTTCAACTTGGCATAACAACATTGCATGTAAATCATATTAACAATGCAATTGAGGATGACAGTGAAAATGTTGCCGGAAGGATTACTCATGGACCAGAGGTAAACTGTGCCCTCATAAATATGAAGGGAATTTACAATACTGGACCAGAGAACTTTCCTAATGAGCTGATTCTCCGGCGAATCATGGAACCATTCATTAACAATATCGACCACCACCCAAAGCGGTTCAGCCGACATGTTGGTGTCGAAACCGCCATAATCACCATCAAATTGATGGGCGAAACGGCGAATTTCTTCAACCAGATGGGTCCATTCTTGGGACCTTGCGTTAATGCCAACGGCACTATGGTTCTTAATACGGTTTTTCATAAAGAAGACCGCAAAAGCCCCAAAGTACATCTTCATGGCAATAGCAAAATCCAATGGGCAACCCGAAATACTACGGGTTTTCCGCGCCGCAATTTTGTCTAATGACCTCCTCTCATCTTTTGGGAAGTCATTGAAGATGTGCTTGCGACGAACACCTCTTTTAGCATCTTCAATAATACCTTCGACTTCTGCTCGAAGGTGTTTCGTCTGAGGAGAGTCATATGGTGGCTTCTCTTCACCAGAGCCAAGCCACCAAGTTTTCCCTGGCATATTTCCGGGTTTATTCAAAACCCAGGGGTATCCAGCTGAGGATGTGCGATCCAGAGGAC